TATCCATGATGTATTCGATGTTGAAGAAGCGGGTGTCCGGGGTGTGGATTCAATGGGAGTTGTCGGTGCTGGTATTGACCAAGTACGGATTGCCAAGAATTATGGAACCGTTTATGGACGACTTCGTAACTTTATGTCTGAGCCTGCTGCCAAGCATGTGCTTAGGACCGCTGACCCTGCTACCTTTGATGAAGTAGATCAAGCTCTTAAAGAGTCTTATACTTCAGCTGGTAAATGGAAATACAAGCTTGGACCAGAAGCTACAGTTACCTCAGAAGATGTTGTAAAATACAGCACTGATGTTGCTAAAATGCTTGTCGATCCTCGCATGGATACAGCACAAATGGAGAACTTATTTAAAGAGTTTTCCACTGTTGTAGATGGTGTTGAGCGTATCGGTAGTGACACCAAAGGTGACGTTGCATTTGCAGCTTCTTTGCAAGCACTGCGTCAACTTCGGGATACTTATATTGATTTGGATACTGTTCGTGTGCAAGGATTACTTGCCACTTCTTTGGGTGGTCAAATTGCCGACCTTGCAGAAGGTGCACGTCTAATGGACGGTACCGGTGCCATTGAACGTGCTCAGGAACAGATCCTTGATAAGATTGAATACCTCACCGTTGTCCAAGGTCGCGCTAAGCAACTTCGTGGTCAAGGTCTGAATAGCCTTAAGCAAATCTATGCTCACCTTAATGAGAAAGATTTTGGTAAGGTTCAGAAGATGGTTGAAAGCTTCAACGAAACCAAGAAAGCTACCGACCAAGAAATCATTGACCGTGCTAAGCGTACTGTTGATACTCTTCGTCAAGTATCTAAGGAGCGTCCTGAATACCTCAAGCCGTTGCAAATGGCATGGGAGTTTACGGATGGTAACATTGATACCATGTCTAAGCTGAACAGGTATGTTGACCAAAGTCTTGGGGATTGGTTCCCTAAGTTCTTTGTTGACGGTAACCCTGAGATGCCTAACGTCATTGTGCAGGGTATGTGGAGTAATATCTACAACTCTGTTCTTACCTCCATTTCTACTCCACTGAAGGCTGGCTTTGCTAACGCTGCTTTGCTGCTTGAGAAGCCTATTACTGTTCTTGGTGGTGCTATTCTTGGTGGTGACGTTAAGACGTTGAAGCGTGGTTGGTATCAATACTCGGCATTTGCTGATACTCTTCAAAAGGGTCTGAAGCACATGACTGATGTGTACCGTAAGGCTGCTGCTGATCCGACTTCTGTTGGATACATCATGCGGGATGACCTGGTACAGAAGAATGAGCAGACAATGGACATTCTCCATTCGTATGCTATGGCTTCTCAGCAACGTGGTAATGACGGTCCTATGGCTCTGTACCACAAAGCTGAAGCTCTTAACGACATGGCTAACAACCCGTGGTTACGTTTTGGTCCTAATGCTATGACGGCATTGGACGGCTTTGCACGAGCTGTTATTGCCAACGCTGAAGCACGTGGTCGCATCTACGACAAGTTCATTGATGGTGGTCGAAAGCTTGATGCTGATGGCATGAAGAAGGCTTTGGATGATCAATACAATGAGATGTTTGATTCGACGGGTATGATCACTAACAAAGCTGTTGATTATGCTAGCCGTGAGATTGCCATGAACCTTGACAGTCCTGCTGTTGATGGTTTGTCTAATCTGATTAACCAGTACCCGGTTATGAAGCCGTTCCTGATGTTCCCACGCACGAGTGTGAACATTCTGGACATGGCTAACAAGCACAGTCCTATCTCTATCTTTGCTAAGGAATACAACGAGATTGCTTACAAACCTCTCAGCAACTTTACCGTTGATGAAGTCCAAGAGATTCTTACCAAGCGTGGTCTACCCGTTGATGAGAATATGATGGATACCTTCAACACTCTTCGTGCTGAGATCCGTGGACGTAAAGCTGTTGGCACCATCACTATGATGGCAGCCGGTGCTATGTTTGTTAACGGTGGTCTTCGTGGTAATGGTCATTACGACAAACAACGTAATGCTGTTCGTCAAGAGCTTGGTTGGAAACCTCGTACGTTTAAAGGTTGGGACGGTAAGTGGTACAGCTATGATGGTCTTGGTCCTATCTCTGACTTCTTGGCTTTGACTGCTGACGTGATGGATAACTTTGATTCCGTCACACAAAACGATCTTGAAACTACTATCAATAAACTTGGCTTTATCATTAGTGGTAACCTGACCAACAAATCTATGCTTGCTGGTATCGAGCCGATGAACGATGTTCTGGCTGGTAACCCTGCTGCATTGAATCGTTGGGCAGCTTCTTTTGCTTCTTCTCTTGCTCCTCTATCTGGTGCACGTAATGAACTGGGTCGCCTTATGGCACCTTCTTTGCGTGAGTTGGATATGGAGTTCACTCAACTCCTCCGTAACCGTAACAAGTTCCTGGATACGATTGATCCCAAAGGAGCACTGCCCGATAAGCATGACTGGATTGACGGTACTAAAGTTGGTTACCCTGAGAACTTCTTTGTACGAGCATGGAATGCTGTGTCTCCTATGAAGGTGTACGAAGGGCAATCTGCTGAACGTCAGTTCCTTCTTGATATTGAGTATGACTCACGTCCTAGCTTCAACAAGAGTACCAAAGGTGTTGAATACACTCCTAAAGAGCGTTCTGAGCTGTTCTCCTTGATGGGTCAGCAAGGTTACTTTAAAAAGGAACTTCAACGCATCATGCAAGGTACTGATGCCCAAGCTTGGCGTGATTCTCTTAAGACTGAACGTGGCAACAATTCTCGTGTTGATCCTAACCAATGGATGAACCTGTATCGTCAGATTGACGTTGCTCTTGACCGTGCTAAGCGTATGGCTGAAGTACAGCTGAGCAACCGTGATGAAGTGATGCGTCGTCAGTACGAACAAGGTCTTGATAAAGCATATCAGCAACGTGGTGTTTCCATTCTTGAATGGCAAAACAAATAGTCTAATCCACCCATTCCCAATTACTTACTAGCGTAAATGGCTGTAACTCAAAACACATACACCGGGAATGGTTCAACCACTAACTATTCCTTTACTTTCCCATATCTTGAAGAGACGGATGTTAAGGTAACTCTTAACTCCGTCGTTACAACTGCATACACCTTTGCCAACGCTACAACCATCTCCTTTACCACTGCTCCTGCCAATGGAGTAGCGATCAGGATTTACCGTGACACGGATGTAGACAACCTGCAATCCACCTTCTTTGCAGGATCTGCTATCCGTGCACAGGACCTGAATGATAACTTCCTGCAGTCTAATTACACGGTTCAAGAAGTTAAGGCTCGGTTCATTGACGCCACTGGCGGCACCATGTCGGGTCAACTGGACATGGGTAATAACAAGATCGTCAATCTTGCTACGCCTACGTCTAACAACGATGCATCGACTAAGGCATACGTCGATTCACAGGTTGGCTCTGTAAGCGCCTCAGCAACGGCTGCAGCAGCTTCTGCAAGTGCAGCTGCTACCTCTGCCTCTAACGCTGCTACAAGCGCCTCCAACGCCTCCACAAGTGCCTCTAACGCATCGACCAGTGCAAGCAATGCTAGTTCTTCTGCTAGCTCTGCTTCTACGTCTGCAAGTAATGCAGCTGCTAGTGCGTCTACGGCTACCACTCAAGCAACCAATGCAGCTACGTCTGCTTCTAACGCTGCGACCAGTGCTACCTCTGCGTCTAATAGCGCCACCTCTGCTGCCAGCTCTGCAGCGTCTGCTCTTGCTGCGTTTGACAGCTTTGATGACCGCTATCTAGGTGCTAAAGCCAGCGACCCCACTGTTGATAATGACGGTGATCCACTGAACGCTAGTGACCTGTATTACAACACCACCTCTTCGGTGATGAAGGTTTATACAGGTAGTGCTTGGGTTACTGCTTATGTTCCTGGTGATGCAGCGAGCATTAGCTTTGCTCCGTACAGCACTATTGCGTCTAATAACGTTCAAGGTGCTATTCAAGAGTTAACTGATGAGAAGCTGAACCTTACCGGCGGGACCCTTACTGGCAACGTTCTTCTTGATAACCAATCCGATCTTCGTTTTGGTGAAGCAACTGGTCACGGTGGTAACTGGGTAGCGTTCCAAGCACCAAGCACCGTTGCAGCCAACGTCACCTGGACACTGCCAAATGCTGATGCAACTGTCTCTGGTCACGCTCTTAAGTCTGACGGTGCTGGCAACCTGAGTTGGGGTACTGCTGGTGGAGCAGCTGGTGGTGGTACGGATGACATTTTCTATGAGAACTCTCAGACCGTGACTACCAATTACACTATTAGTACGAACAAAAACGCTATGACTGCAGGACCAGTAACTATTAACTCCGGTGTCACGGTTACCGTGCCTTCTGGATCTTCTTGGGTGATTGTCTGATGGCTATTACTATTAACGGCTCAGGCACTATTGCTGGTATTAGTGTTGGAGGCCTAGAGAACGGCTGTATTAACGAAGCTGATCTTGCTACAGCTGCTGTTACTAACACCAAACTAGCTTCTAACGCTGTAACAATTGATAAGCTCGGTACCACCGAACAAAGCCAGCTCTGCAAAGCCTGGGTGAACTTCAACGGCACCGGCACTGTTGCAATCCGCGCTAGCTACAATGTGAGCAGCATTACGGATAACGGAACGGGCGACTATACGGTGAACTTCACGACGGCGATGGTGGATGCGAATTACTGCGTTTGCGCCTCAGGAGATTCAATTACCAATGGCAACCAAGGCAACTTCACCGGAAAGCATGTTTCTGTTGCACCGACAAGCTCTGCTTTTAGGTTGACAACATATCAATCAAACTTGGGC